TTGTGGAAGATCTGACTTCCTTTTCTCATACCAAAATGTTGGTCGGTGATGATAGCTACTTTCATTTAGTTTCGTGGTTGTACTCAATTACAATCTTTTCATGCTTTGTAGTTCTGTCAGAAACATAGTAATGTTTTGCTTCACCACCCAACAAGTCCTCAATCTTTTTTACAAGATTTTCAACAATATTTTTATTGGCATACTTTTGCCAATCTCCTTTGATCATAGGTTCGTTCTCAGTCACAGTTTACCTCCAACAACACCACTGTTTACAACGCGAGTATTTTCATCAAGTGATCCATCTTGCAAGCATTTGAGATGCCAGCGTGACATGGTTAGCACTCCCTCGTATGTAGCACCAGTAATAAAATGTTGACCGAGAGGATCTTTTAGGATAGAAGTGAAGAGTCCAAAGCGAGTCTTTTTGATATAGAAAGCATCATCAATCCACTCCGCATCTTCTGGAATATCTTTCTCTACTGTACCACCAAAAGAGTCAGACAGTTTTGCTTTTCTTTTTGTTTCTGTTTGTTCGGTCATCGGTTCATCCTCACTTCAACATTTTCTTTGATTGTATTCATATCTGAGATATCATATCCTACATCGTTTGAATCTGCAGTGAACACCTGATCAAAACCAGACCTCTCAATAATTTTGTTTTTGATCTCCAACTGCTTCTTTTCTCTTTGGATTCTTCTAAGAAATGCGTAGTATATAATCTGAGTGAAGTAAGCAAACGGATTATTAGATTTATTTGGGTCGAAATTATCTACATACTGGACACAGTTCTCCACCCCATCACAGATCATATCGTCCTTGAACATGTAGTTGACAAAGTTAGGTCGATATGATAAATGATTAGCGATCTTCAAAAAACATTCGCCAATATAATTAGTAATTCTTGGTTTAGGTAGGTCGTTCTCTTTAGCATACGCCACCTTCGACCGATAAACAATCAGTGCTTCTAAGAATTGTTTGTTGTTTACATAATGTTCTGGTTTTGCAGCCATGGAGAGGTATCCGTTTTCATGTGTACATCATAACACAGAAACCCAGGCTTGACAACACCCTAGAATCAGTGTACAATAACCTTGTGGAGGTTCAAAAGCAATATAGCTTTATTACTTAGAGTCTTTATTGAATAACTTCTCTAAAGAATCTCTAGCATCATCTATCGTAGAAATATATCCAACGTTCTTTTCAGGGTTGACTTTATTTGTAGAGATAATTGATCTCTGAGATGCATATGCTTTTTCAAAACATTCTTCATAGAACTCTACTGCGCCTTCACTGAGTTCAGTAATAGTAAGAATGTTATGTCTTTCAATAACAAAACAATCTTCACCAGAGAATTTCATCCACATATTAGGAATAACAATGTTTGCAAATACTCCTGGTTGTGGGTTGATAGTATCTTCTTTGATAGTAATCGCATTAGATACCAAGAGAACATCATCTTCAGGAATCCACATTACCTGAGCAAGAAGTTCTTCTCCTGATACTAATTTGATTGCTGCGTGAAAATCGTCTCCCATGTGTTATCTGAAATCGATGTTTATAATTTGATAATCAAAATTTTCTTCATTATATATTTTTATTCTCTCAACGAGATGATTCAATGTATAGTTCTTTCTACCATTGTTATTGGTAACATCATCAGACACATCATACAAAGTTGCAAGATTTTTTGCCTGACCTTTTCTAAGAACTCTACCAATCGATTGAAGATTTCTAATCCTAGATTTAGATGGACTAGAAAAGATTACATTGTGAAGGTTTTTGATATTGATTCCAGTGGAGAAAGTACCGTAAGATGCTACAATGATTGCATTGTTTTCAGACTCTGTGATTTTTCTCACATCCTCTCTCTCGTCAGTATTCACTCCACCATGTATAAAGAATACTTTTCTGTCTTGAGTCTTACTACTATTTAGGAGATCATAGATAACCTGACCATGGGTAGAAACCCGACTATAAAGAATCAAAGTATTGCCCTTCAGATCTAATGCTAAATTACTAATGAATTTGTTTCTACGATCATTGTTGATAAGGAATTGAATTTCATCTTCATAAGTCTCAAATTTCTGATACTCATGCTTCAAGATCAATACTTTGATCTCAAACTTAGAAAGATATCCCTGATCAATGAGTTCTTCTGTATTGACAATTTTATCTGCTGGACCAAACAAACCTTCCAGCACCCATTTATGTGTCTTGGTTCCATCCAGAGTTCCAGTAAAACCAATCCTATACTTTGCATTATGACATTTAGTCATGATACCAGTCAGTGACTTTGCTTTGAACTGGTGTGCTTCATCACCAATCACTGTAGTAAACTCATCAAAATATTTCTTTGGCATCTTGTAAATAGATTGCCAAGTTGTAATAGTTACATCCTTGTCAGATAATTTTTCATATCCTGCATAAATTTTATGACAGTGCGATTCAGCGTCCCAACCATAGTCAATAAAATCTTTATACATCTGCTCTACAAGAGATGTAGTGGGAACAATGATAAGAATCCTTTCTCCTTTAGCAACGTGATATCTAACTACAGAGTAAATCATCATTGACTTACCTGATGCTGTTGGTGAGATAATTAGTTTACGATTATTTTTGAGTGCTTGATATACTGCTTTGACCTGATAGTCTCTAGGTTTGAATGAAGTAATAGATGTCATGAAGGACTTGACTCCTTCCATAGTCACCATAGGATTTGATTCCAACACATCACCATAGTATCTGTTGGGTTCAAATTTCATCTTATATTCATGTTCCCCACACCATGTAATTAGTCTATCAAGGAGTCCGCAATAGATTTCTCCTGTGTGTGGTGAGAATAAACGTATCTTGCCATCCCAGTGTTTACTTCTATAGGATGGCATGAAAGCTGCCTCTGGAACATCAAATGTAAATTGATCTGATAGTTCGTATTTGATATGTGGTTCGCATTCTATTTTCAGATATACTTCATTTTTCTTCGAGATCACTAAGTCGCTCATATCATCCGTATCCTAATGTTAGTTTTTGAAACTCAATTGCGTTCCTGATTTGCCATTGCCTGTCACTAATTTGTTTCAGGATAGATTCTAAAAACAGAACAAGTTGTTCGTAATAATCAATCTTCAGTTGTAATTTTTGTATCTTTGGATCACTATCCAGATATCTATCGATGTCTTGTTTTAGAACTTTGAAGTCAAAAGGTTCTGACTCATATACTTCTGGATCTGCTTTTCCTGTATAATATTCCCATCTATGTCTCCTAAGAACTTTCAGATCAGACTCTGATTTTCTTTTTAGTAAACAGATCTCATTATAAATTTTGAAATATTTTGAATGTAGTGAAGGGATTTTTTTAGATTCATCACTAAGTTCATCACCCAACTGAGAGTCTTTCTCCCACTTGGTTTGTAAAGATTCAAGATCAATCATGCAAAGTCAAAGTAAGTGTATTTGAATGCCACTGAGGCATTTAGATATTCTACATCAGATTGCTGAGAATCAAATCTCAGTGTAGAAAGTGATACTGGGAAACAGTCTTTGAAGTTTACTGTTTTTACTCGGTTATAACTGCTGTTGAGAACAATCAAAGTAATGTCAGATCTCTCATATTTTTCTCTACTTGCATAGTTTATTCTGTTAGAAACAATATCATTTGTGTCATACTTTTGATCAAGACCTCTCTTATCAAAGTCATATTCACCACCATACTTAGGAAAACCAAGACCTCTCATCCAGTCATGAATTTCTAAGTAGTTTCCCATGTCCTCATCTACCAAGAAATTTACTTCAAGATCTTGATAGTAAAGTTCATCACCAGGAACTGGTAAGTTCCTAAGTCTGGTTGGTTGTTCTGCAGCAATCATTGAGATCGCTGGAATGTTTGCTGTCTGGCAGAAAAACTGTACCTTTGGTGCTTCTTCGATAACAAGATCAAAACCACCTGGCGATAAAAAATTTCTGTTTGTAATTGGTGTGGTTACGTTGGACATTCTCACCTCCTGTTATATAATATTTAGTCCCTCTGTCTCCAGTCGTCTGGTTTGTCTTGCTTGAACCAATCTACAATTTCATCCGCTCCAGAGAACCCCGACTTGTAATTAGATGGATCGGGGTCCCCAAGACCCATCTTATTCATAAAATCATCCATGCTGCCCTCCTCAATATCTTGAGCAGCCTGACGACGTGCTTTATTCAACCAGTCTCTAGCAGTTGTATATCTCTTAGCAATTTTTTCTGCCCATATCATGTCCTCAAGTTTGACTTCTTCTTTGTTAGCGATCTTTTTACAAATAAACTCTAATCTTAGTCTATATTGAGTTGACAGCATATTATTCGTCCGAGAGATAGTGCTCTAATTGATTGATCCGATTGAATTCTTTATACGCTAATTCTGAGCGAGCGTGAAGTACGTCACGAAGATCGTCCATGATTATAGTAGGGTCAACATAATCGTCCAAGTACTTATCGATTGCTTCCTTCAAATATCTTTTTCTATGCCACTCTTGTGAATATGGTTTGTAGTCCATAACAAAAATCATAAAGTGCTGAAATTATTTAGACATAAAAAAAGAGGGTCCTTTCGGACCCTCGGAGACTTCCTTCACACGGAACCTGTATTATAGCACAGGATCACATGAGGTTGCGTACAAGGACTCTTCTGTAGTAACGGTTTGCGTTTGCAGCGCCGATACCAGCAGTTGGCTGAGTGCCGTCATTGACAGCGCCAGTGCTGAATGGGTTTGCTTGCATACCGTAGCGAGTCTTGAAGCCAATCTTGGGCTGGAAGGTGTCTTCGCCAACTGCACGTACCATCTGCAGAGGTACATATGGGCAATAGAACAGACCAGCGTCATAAGGATTGGTGCCCTTATAACCAACGACGAAGTACTGATCGTTGGAAACGTTGGAGGAATATGGGTCGATGTAGACCTTGAACTTACCGTTGATGGTGCCAGCGAAGGTGCTGCCAGTGTCATCAACATTCAGGTTAGCGTTGAGTGCTGGGGTGTAGTCCAGAACGCCTGCCATGGTCAGAGCAGATGCAACGTCAGCAGAGCAGACGATGATGTTGCCCTTTCCTCTACGAGTCTCTTGGGCGATAGCGTTTGCTTCGCGCTCGACTTGGAACAGCAGACCCTTGAACTTCTCAACAGACCAACGACCGTTTGAATCCAGGTCCAGATCAAAGATGCCAGTAGAGGCAACGTTGTTCTGAGCACCAGTTCTAGCGGTGATGTATACTGAGCGGATAACCTCACGGTTGATTTCTGCCAGGATTTCAGTTGACAGAATGTTTGCCAACTCAGCCTCTGCATCCAGACCATGGATAGCACGGAGGTCCTGAGCCAGTTCCAGTGAGTACTCAGCTTTCAGAGCGCGTGAACGAGCGGTAACAGCAACCTTCTCGATCGAGAATGCCATCTCGCGGAAGTTGGTGCCAGCGCCATCGCCCAGTGCTTCTGACTCGGAGGTGGTCATGCCCAGAGCATCATCGGTCAGCTCATAGGTGCCTGAATCATTCAGGAGACCTGGGTTTGAACCTTCTGCGTCATTGTTTGCTGAAGATGATGCAGTAGGATCGTAACCTGAAGTACCACCACCAGAGAAACCAGCGTTAGGCTCATTGAACAGTGCCTCTGCGCCAGATGGGGTGTTGTAGCGTGAGCGCATTGCGAAGATCAGACCCGTAGGACCTGACATTGGCTGAACGCTAGCAATATCATAAGCGATCAGGTTAGGCATTGAGCGGCGGATCAGTGAGATCAGCACTGGGTCAAATGTTCTAACTGCGCCTGAAGGATCGGTTACGTTAGTAGGTGCCTCGGTGAGCATTTGTGACTCACGGAGGAATTTCTCTTGGTTCTCCAGAAGAACTGCTGTTACATTTCTTCTGTATGAATCTTTGATTTCGGGAAGTTCTTCATGCTTGAGGAGTGGAGCCCACTTCTCTTGAAGGTGTTCTGATTTGAACATTGATCTTTACTCCTTAAAAGTTTGTTGCGATTTGTGAGTGAACTTGTTATTATTTAGTAAAAATGATTACTTGAAGCGGGAAACTGCGCGAAGATATGCGTCCATGCTTGAAGAAACTTGCTCAACTTCTTCTGCTAATACTTCCTGCTCATCAGATTGTGCGATTGGAGATTCTGATTTGAAATATGATTCTTTCAGAGTCTCAATCTTTCCACGGTAGGTTTCTTCACTCTCAAACCCAACGCCCTCTACGATTGAAGCGAACTTATCCTTCTGGGTTTCAGTAAGACCGCGAGCAACATCATTGATGATTGACTCTTTTACAAATGTACCGATCTCCTGATTCAGATGAATATTTCTTTCAATCTGTTCGTTGAGCTTTTGCTCCATTTCATCAAGTTTTTCTACCATAGTATCGAATGCATCATATTTATCTTCAGGTACAGTTACATAATGTTCTTCAAAAAGTCCCTTGAGACCTTCCATGAAGGACTCAGAGATCTCTGACTTGATGCCAGATTCGATAGCCAGAGTATTTTCCTCTGCCCATTCTTCAGCAGCATACTGCAGAGTAGCTTCAACTTTCTCTTGCAGTTCTGCCTTTGCTTCAGCAAGCTCTTCTTCAAACTTAGCAGCGTAGTGCTCTTCCAGTTCTTCCTGGATAGCGTTTACTTTGCTAACGAGTGCTGCTTCAAAAATTGTTTTTGCCTTTTCTTTGAAGTCCTCGGAGAGGTCTTCAGTTCCTACAAGAGCATCAACGTCGTCTGAGAAGTCAACGTTCTCATATGACATTCCTTTCTTGTTAGCGGATGGCATTGCTTCTGCTTTACCCCCTTTAG